TCTTGTTGGTGCTCATAGCCAAGGCACCTGTTAGGGTGCCACCACCTAGTGCTAAATAAGAACCACTTAAACTAACTGCACCAGTTGCACCATCTACTGACAGTACGGTATCTGTTGGAGTTAATAACTCTTGCCAGTTACCTAAGGTAGAGGCAGGACTAGCAGTTAAAATGAACGTCTTGTTAAGGTCTGTTCTAACTGCCACATCTCCAGCCTCTGCGGTTAGCGCAAGCATAGCAACTTGAGATGTTACCACATCAGTTTTAGTAATTGCAAGAGGTGGCAACTGAGAGTTAGGGATTAACCCTGAACCATCAAGTGAGGCTATACCACTAACTGCACCCTTCTGGTCATTTAGATACTTGAGAGTAACAGCATCCTGGTTAGCAGTTGGGTCTGCTACGTTTACTAACTTCTGGCTATTGATAGATAGAGAAGTGTTAGGAGCAGTCATCTGGTCTAGGCGAGATGTACGCACCTGTGTATCAAAATCTGAGATAGTAGAAGCAGCCTGGGTACCAGTGTGGTTAGCCCTAGCCAATGGGTCTACTGCTAACTTGCTTAGTGCAATAGCAGCGGAGGCATTGATGTCATCGTTAACGATAGTGTTAGCAGCAATGGCTGCAGTGATAGAAGCATTAGCAGTTCCATCAAAGGAGCCAGAGGTACCAGTTACATCTCCCGTAAGGGCTATGGTCCTGCCTGTGGCTAGTGCTGTAGCAGAAGATGCCAGAGTAGCAGTACTAGCATTACCAGTTACGTTACCAGTCACGTTGCCAGTGATAGGACCTACGAAGGCTGCTGAGGTTACTGTGCCACTAGCATTGATGTTAACCGCTGCGACTGGACCTGTAAGGGTAGGAGAGCCAGCGTATACGTTGGCACCCGTTCCTGTCTCATCGGTCAATGCAGAGGCTAGATTGGCACTAGAAGGCGTTGCAAGGAAGGTTGCTACTCCACTACCCAAACCACTGATTCCTGACGTTACAGGCAATCCTGTGCATCGGTCAATGCAGAGGCTAGATTGGCACTAGAAGGCGTTGCAAGGAAGGTTGCTACTCCACTACCCAAACCACTGATTCCTGACGTTACAGGCAATCCTGTGGCGTTTGTGAGGGTACCAGAGGCTGGTGTACCCAGCACTGGTGCGGTAAGGGTTGGAGAGGTTAGAGTCTTATTGGTTAGGGTCTGGGTATCTGTGGTGCCCACTACAGCACTGGTTGATGCAATCCCGTGAACCCCACCACTTGCGTTGCGGTGTTCTTCCGCTAGACGGAAGTCTTGACCGATAGCCATATGGCGAATCTTGGCACCAGTGGAGTGTGCCTTGATTGTTGTGGAATCCTGAGCACGGGTAATGGTTATCGCATTACCAGCAACTGAGGTTGCTGAAACGATTTCCTCATTGGCTGTATCTGGGTCTACAACTAGGGTAAAGGTATCACCACTTGATAAGGTAACACCACCCATAAGGTTAGCAGCAGACTGTACGTTTACCGTTAAAGAACTGGTGCTCGCAGTTAAGTCTGCGGTAAGTGTAGTCTCTTGAGAGATACTGGAATATTGACGTGCCATTTATTACCTAACGTGTGTAGTGGATTCGAACAGGGTACTTGCCGAGCAAACGACCTGCTTCTTCTTGCAACCGTTGCTGATAAAGCGAGAATATGAAACGAGCAGCATTGGAACCAGAACCGATTGGTTTAGTGCGGTCTGCTTCATCTGCTTCTGCAGATGTGTATGTGAGACGAGATGGGTCAATGAAGGAGATAAGTCTGTATGCTGCACCGTAGATAATTACATCCTTGGTGGATAGTGGTAGACCAGTTACTGTAGTAAAGACATCACTGTTGTTAACCATAGCAGTAGCCTCTTTACTGTAGGTTACTTGTACGGTACGTCCTGGCTCCACTCCTGAATAAATAGTAATAGTATTACCACTAGTAAATGAACCTGTGTTAGCCATTGGGTCATGACGCCAACCTTTAATTGGATACCATTCTTTAGTTGGACCAGTGGTTGAGAAAGATACTGCTATAATACCTTCTGCTTCACTAGGAAGTGAATATGTACTTTGGGCTGGGGAGAAAGTAAAAGTAGTATTTCCAATACCCCATAATTGTGGATAGACTGCTTTAACCGTATCGTTAATTGCTCTCTTAACTGCAACTCTTGGGAAGGTAGGGGCAATGGTTACCTTTGCATTTAGAGCGTGAGTAGCAGGAGTGGTACCTTGGTAGCCACGACCAAATGGAGCAATTACTAAACTGCTTGCTGGTCTGTTTACAGAATCAACAAAGAGTAACTCTTCGTCAATTTCAATAAGACCACGTGCTACGTTATCTACAGAAGCAATGGTTGCAGATACAGCACTTGTGCTGGTTAATGCTGCTGTTAGATAGGTAAGTCTATCCTGTCGCATTGTGTAGCCAGCAAGGTTCAATAGAACCTCGTCAACCATATCGTTAAATGTTGTCATACGTCTATGCTCCTAAGTGCAGGAATAGCCTCTAGTCCTGTTGTACCTGCAATCTCATTACAGACTGCATTAAGTCCTTTGAAATCTTTAGGGCTTCTGCCAGGAGAAGCCTTCTCATTAAGAGCACCAAGTAAAGCAAGACCAGTAGTACCAGCCCATACGTTTGCAGCACCCTGCTCATCTTGAAATTGTTTAATATCAGTGATACCAGCAAGACGATTTAACTCGCCTACTAATGTACTACCTGCTACACCTGTTGCCATTATCTGTACCTTGCTGTCTTCTTAGCAACTTCTTTAGGTTGCTTACTGAACTGTTTTCCTTTACGTGTATCTTCACGTTTCTTACGGCTAGTGGCTGCATACTCAGATGCAGACAAAGACTCCCTGGCTTTCTTAGGTAGATACCTTTCGCCAGTAGCCTTCTTGCCCTGTGTTGATGGCTTACCAGACTTAGTGCCCCACTCTTCTTTTGTCCATTTAGACAAACTACCTTGGGCTTTAGTCTTAGGACCAGAATATCCACCGCCAGCCTTTTCATAGGCTTGGGCTAATAGTTGCGCTTTACGTGCAGACCACTGGCCTGGCTTACCGCCTTTAGAACCAGACTTAATCCGATTCTTAATGCGCTCTCTCATTTCTGGTTTAGTGTATGCCATTACTTCTTCTTTGCCTTGCCCTTAACTTTCTTTAAGTTAGGATTCTTTTTCTTTGCTGCAGGAGAAGCCTTGCGAGCACCTGCTGCTAGGATTGCACCAGCACGCTCCATTGGAATACCTTGCTTCTTAGCAATATTCTTTTGGGCTGCTTTAAAACCCATTCCTTTTTTAGTCTTCATATTATCCCTACTTTATTTGTTCTATTAAACCGCCACCACCAGTGAGCATGACTCCACCTCTCATGACTCCGCCTTTAGGTGTTGGTTTTTTAGTAACGATTGATTTAGAAACTTCTTTAGGCATAGCCTTCCAAAATTGTCTTAAGATTGAAATTGGTACACTTTTGTTACCAATTCTAATAGACTCTTTACCTTTTAATGCATTTGGATTTTGTACAATTTTCCACATGGCTTTCTTTAAAGAAGCATCTTCTTCACCCTTGTAAAGAACTTTTACTTCAGGCTTGCCATCAGTTACTTTTTTAAAGATTTCAAACTCAGGAGTTTTTAATTTTTGTGCTTCTTTAGCAGTCTGTTTAGTATCAATTGCTTCCCTAGCCTTGGCTGTTGTATCTTTAGGTGGGGCTTTAGGTTCTGTACGAGGTGGCTTATCTTTATATAAAGGTTTATTTTTAGGACCAGTTTCTTGTGTTAAAGACCCAGTAACTCCTCGTCCCTTTTCGGCTATCATTAATTTTTGATTTACTTTATTAATTATTTCTTGAGTAATTTTAACGTTGTTGTTAACAGTACCTAATAAGTCTTTAACTTTATCACGCTTTATAGCAAGTTTAATACGATTAGTAATAGATGTATTTTTAACCCATTTACCATTTTCGTAAACCATAACGTTGCCGTACTGGTCAACCTTTGCGTCTTTCATTACCATTTCACCTTATCTGCCCAGTATGCTGCGGACATTTTGCCCTTAGCAATATTACGACCGTGGCGAGCCTTAAACGAGGCACGCTTCTTTTTCATGCGGTCACCTTCGCCAGCCTTTGGTTTGCCCGCAGTCTTTGCACCCTGTTCACCAAATCGAATAGTCTTAACTTGACTACCTTCTTTAGCCACTACAATGTGTGACTTCTTAGGATGAGTAGGAGTACGCTTTGGTTTGTTGTAACCTGATACGCCTGCTCTGGCTAGGCGTGAGTCTTTACTGCTTGCCATTCTTAGTTGTCCTAGGCATTGGAGGAACCTTGTATCCACCGCTAGTAAATGGTTGGTTGCCAGTTGGGTCAGCAATCATTTCACCTGCACGGTGCTTGTAATTAATATGCTTACATCCACAAGTTGCACACATTATATAACTCCTACTTCATTGAGGGACTTAACGATTTTCTTATCTTGTAACTTCTGAGCAGAAGCAACAGCGGTACCGCCATCATAGGCTTTGCCCATATTCTCGGATGCCTTTACAGCAGCCTGAATCTTTTTCATTGATGTGCCATCAGGCTGTATGCCTTGTGCACGTGCAGCAGAATAAGCATTAAGTTCTGCTTCCCACTTCTTCTTGCTGGCCATCTTGTTTCCGTTAGCATCTCCAGTGTTCATCTGGATATTAGATGCTCGTAAACACTCACCCCAGTTGGCGTGGTCTTGTGTAGGACACCCAGTTCTACAATTACTCATACTGTTATTACCTCATATCCTGCAGCAATTAAGTCTGCAGCAATCGCATCTGATACTGGATATTCGTGACCACCAATGTAAACCTCAGTAGCCAATGCAATCTCATCTTGGGATGGTTCACGTATTTCTACATATTGACCATCTATCTTTAATACGCTAATACTTCTTAACATTTTATAGAAGTAAAATAAGCGATGTCCACCTATTGGTCCTTCTTCAATGGTAGGTGGAATTAATACGTATCCCATTAGTTCCTTTCGTGAACCTAAGAATGGTAAGGGCCGAAGCCCTTACCAAACTTAAAACAACGAATCAGGTTGCGTTAATGCTTGAGCCTGTTTCAATGCGATACAATGCTGCCTGACGGTAGATTGCAAAGCCAAGTACTCCGTACCATCCGATTGGACGGAAACGCATTAACTTGTCTGTAACAGGACCAATCACTACGTGTGGCTCTTCTGATACGGCTTCTGCCAATGCTTGCTTTCCAGCGAAGTATGAGCGGAATACACGTGCAGAGGTAGCACCATCTGTAGCGTTGTATAGACGTGGAGACTCGATAAAGTAAGCACCTTCGTACTCACCAATCTCTCCAGCCCAGATGTTATCATTTGACTGATACTCATGTGGAAGTCTCCAACCGCCAGCACCTGTTTCGGCGCGTAGGTCGTGTGAGACTTTTGGGTGTACGGCAGCCCAGTACATTGAACCCTTACGAGGAACAGCCTTACCTGCACGTAGTTTGGCTACTGTCTTGCGAACAAGAGCAGAAGTCAATCCCATGCCTGATGTAACGGTTCCTGTAGAGGTTGCAGCACCACCATAGAATACGTTGTCGCCAGCACGTAGTGTAGTCTGGGCAACTTCGTCAACGCTGTCAGCCATATTGAAAGCGATGATGTCAGCAATTGCTGGGTCAACATCGGCTAGGCTGAATAGTTGCAACTTGCGTGTTACAAGTGCAGCATTTCCGTATTCGGCTAGTGTAACGGTAACCTGTGAAGGTGTACCTAGTGCTACTGAGTTAGGGTCAACTTGCTCTGATAGAGCAGTTGTAGCCTGTGACAAATCTGTGTAGATTTGTAGAACAACTGATGAACCTGGCATTGCTTGTTGTGCTGGACGCTTGTCAGCAACACTACGAAGTAGTGGCTGGGAGCGTAGTGCGAACTCAACAAGACGGTCGTATGCCTTCTGAACGAGACCTGCACCATTAGATGGTGTGAAGGTACCTACGTTAGAAGCAGTGTTATACTGACCGCCACCAAGGCCACCATTTGTTGACTGTGCGCCGCCCGAGAGGGCAGTATAAACAGTTGACATTTAGTTTCCTTTTGTAGTTTAGTAGTTACTAATTACTGCCAAAGATTAAATTTTCTATTTCCTCAGCAGATTGGGCTTGGTCAAGGCGTAACATCATGTCATCTAAGCCAAAAGGTGATACGGCATCAGTAGTGATGGCATCCATTTGTCTCATTTGAGCAAGTGTTCTTTCTTGTTTAGGCCCGTCGTTTTGAACGACAATTCCAAAGTCTTCGCCATTTTCAAATACCCATTCCTCGATAGCCTCTGCAGATGCATCGATGTCGGATGGGATGTATTTAGCAATTGATGTGCGAACACCCATGGACTCTAGAACGGATTTGACAGTTGACTTGCGTTGCTCCGTACGGAGTGATTGCAGTTCTGCTTCCAGTTCCTTTGCACGCTTTTCATTAGCACGTGCGGCACGGCGCAACTTCTTGACTAAATCGGTTGAGTCATCCTCAATACCGTAGTCATCATCGTCGTCATACCATTCTTGATTGTTGCTCATAGCAACTATCTCCCTTTCTTTGTTGTTATTCGCAGCGCACAATGCAATCGGGGTAATTACATCGGATGCTACTATCGGACTTTTACATAAGTGAGGCCGACCGATTCACTTAGATTCTAATATGAGCCTGTTCGTCTACGACCTAGGCTTGTACTTCCAGCAGTACCTGACTGTCCCATGAATGCTGATTGCTCTTGCTCAGCAAGACGACGGCGACGTTGAGATTGCATTCCTTGGAACTGCTCTCGTTCTAACTCTCGTTGCAATCCAGAAGCATCTGGAGTTGTACTTGTGTACATCTCTGATAGTTGTGTTAAACGTGGTTGAGTCAAAGCAATTTGCTCAAATCCAGCACGGGCTTGTTCACGGGTTACACCCATACCTGCTAACTCAGAAGCAGCACTAACATCAAGTCCACGAGACCTAGCCTCGGTTCCAACTTCAGCAGTTCGTATTTGTCGTTGTAATTCAGTTGCTCCCTTGTCACCAAGAAGCAATGCTTTGGCCACTGAGGTGCGTGTAGACAATGGGTCAAGTTTAAGAGTTGTTTGTAACTCAGACTTTAATCCAGTATCAGCACTGTCATAAATGTCAAATACTTTTGTAACTCTATCTTCTAACTCAAAAGGAGATACTTGATTTCCAACTAGTTGACCAAAGGTAGAACGATTAGCAAGTTCACCTAATCCTCTAGTTACTAATGCTTCTCTGTATGCTCTTTCTTGTGCAAGATAAGTTTCAGCATTAAGAGGTTCGATACCTTTTTTAACTAAATCTACGTTGCCAGAAAAACGCCTAGAAAATACACTATTAGGATTGGTGTAGTCTTGCATTTTAAGAATAATAGTATCAGAGTCTAATCCACTTATAAAGTCTGGATAGGCCGACTTAACAATCTCGTCAATGAAAGCATCTTCCTGGTCAAAGAATAAAGACTTTAAAAATACTTTTAATTGTGCGCTAGCAGTTTGAGCCGCTTCTGTTTTTAATAAATCTTTTTCTATTTGTTCAACAGTTTTACCTACGGTAGTTCCCTTGCCAGGGACTATTGCACCACCACCATCAGTTGAAGTTGTAAGTTCAGGCTTTGGTACTGTACCTGCTTTATAAATTTTAATGCCAAAGCCCTCTACACCTGTACCTCTAGGGTCAGAAACGCTTTCATACTTTGCTGCTAATTCAGGACGAGTATTTTGTAGAATACTTAATGCGTAACCAGGGCCATCAGGTGAAGGGTCAGAACTTCTTGAGCCAATACTGTCTTCAATTCTTTTTATTAAATCAGCAACACTATAATTTTGACCACCAAATACTACAGTATCACCAGCAGTGGTTTCTTTTGTAAGTGCGGGTAACTTTGTTACCAACTTACTTTCTGTTTCGTCAATTAATGCTTGACGTTCATTTATTCTATCTTCAATTTTTTTAAATTCAGGAGAACCTGGTTTGGTTTTTTGAATACGCAATTCATCTGCTGTTTGATTCTTTATTAATTTGTCTAAGGCAGCAGATGAAGGTGTTGGTACATTAAAAGAACCACCACCATCTATATTCATTTGTGAATAATCAATTGTCATTACTAACCCAATCCAGTTATTTTGTTTACGAGTTTTTTACCAAAATCTAAATACGTATCTCTGGCATTTTCAGTTGTTTGCCAACGTGGGTCACTACGTAATTTTTGTTTAAATGTTCCTAAAGGCATAGAGGAATAGTTGCCTTTATCATCTTTGTAAGTTAAAGCGTCTGAGACATACTTACCAATACCGACAGGATTAGTAATATCAATTTCGCTCTCATCTACTTCTAGTAACTGAGAAGCCCAACTACTATAAGTATCTCCAATTTCTTTTACAGTAACGCCTTGCATAATTAAATCTTTATATCCAGGGTATAGGTTGGCAGCATTACGACGAATCTTATCAATGATATCGTCTTGAGTTACATCACCCTTTACTACTTGCATAGCATAAGTAGCAGCCATATCTTCACTGAGACGCTGGCCATAGTTACGAGCCTGCGCCATAAAATCATCTTGGTAAGTTCCTAGAGTACCACCTAAATCAAAGATAGTATCTGGATTTTTTTCTAAAGTTAAAAACTCTGCCTTGACTGTGTTATCAACTTCACTTCTCCAATTGTTATAATTATCACGGTATAATTTTTTAGCCCGCTCAACTAACTTTGGGTCAGAACTTGAAATCCTTTTGCCAGTAAATATAGCAATTCGGTTTGATAATTCTCTAGTAATATCATTAATAGTCTTACCATAACTAGCAGTATCAGAAGCCTCTGCTGCCTGAGCAAGACGTTGGTTTTCAGTATTTTTACTATACCACTTACTGGCTTGAATAGCAGATTTAAATTTTACATCAGTCCAGTTTTCTTTAATGGCAGTTGTAAGTACCTTCATCAACTCTTTGTTGTTAACAAATAAACCATAAGCATAGGCATAACGCTCAGCAAAGATACGCTTTTCTTGTTCAGTTAATGCGCCTATGTCACCATTAGCAGCGTTTAATTTATCGCTGATTTTCTGGTAATCATCTTTAGGCGTTATTTTATCTTCTGCCACTGTATCTCCGCTTGATAGTTTTATTGTTTCAGTGTTAGCCATATCAGAACCTATGATACGTAGGGCACTTCTAGCACCCTCTACACGTGTATCTAATCTTGGTTTACCAGGTTTAACATAACTAGACATTAATATCTCTGTTGCTTGGTCTACATTATTAGATTCCTTATAGGCTTTCAAATCAATTTCACCGCGAGATGAATAAGCCTTTAATTCATGGTCAATGTATGCAATTTGAGTTTTAAAATCCAATGGGTTAAGTTTACGTCCTTTGGC